GAGTTCGCAGGCGCTACGACACCATCCTCACGGCTGTCGATAGCAACGGGCTCAGCATCGCTGGGTACATCATCAAGGCCGCGACGGCGTAGGGAGGAGGATCATGGCGAACACCAAGACCGAAGAAAAGCCCGATATCGACTTCGTGGCTGTCACCGATATTCATCACGGTGATGACGATGGAGTGGTCACCGTTATCCCTCGTGGTTCGACGCTGTCGGACTACGAAGGGGTCGATGAGGACCTCATCGTCGAGTGGTATGCGAGTGGATCTGTGGCAGTCAAGGGGACGAAGGATGACCCCAATACGCTGCCAGTGGATCCGCATCCGTACGAGACCACTCCGGCAGTTGTCGAGCAGTCGCTCAAGATGCAGGCGCGTCAGCTCCTCGCGGGTCACAAGCTCGTGCAGGGACACCACACGCAGCCTGGTTACGCAGAGCCTCCGGAAGACCCCGAAGCGCTTCTGCGTGGAGTCAACAACCCTGACGGCGAGATGGTAGAGCCTACTCCTCGCAATCAGTCGACTCCAGGTCCGACGAGCGTTACAGCTGCTGCGGTAGCAACGAACGCCGAGTCGGAGAATCGCCAGGAGCCTGCGAAGGAAGAGGCCAAGCGCAAGGAGCCTGAGGCCAAGCCCGAGCCTGAGGCAAAGGAGTAGCTCCACATGGCCCACACTACCGCCCAGAAGGTGCAGAGCTTCTTGCAAGCCACGAAGCTTACTGTTTCCTCTCTGGACGTAGAGCTCGAGGAAACAGCATCTGATGAGGTAATCGGTCAGATCGCTGCGCAACTCGATGTCTCGACGTGGGCTGATAACACCAGTACGCCTGACCTTGTACAACGAGTGATCGCCATGTACTATGCTGCATGGACGATAAACAAGGTCTACGCAGGGTCAGAGGAGGGTGTAGATCCGTACGCCGCAGTTTTGCTACGGCGTGCGGATCTCACCATCGCTGGCATCCTAACTGGCTCAACCATCCTACTCGATGTGCCTGCAGGTACTCAGGACGTTGGAAACCAGCCAGTTTTTTATCCGAACGACACATCCGACGCTCTCGACTCCTCCGACGTAGAAAACGGCGATGGAAGTCCTGATACCAGCGTTGGCATGGCGAAGTTCTCAATGGGATCGATCTTCTAATGGTCAGCACAGCAGGTCTGAGCCTTGACTCAGGCCTAGTCCAGTTCGACTTCCAGCCATCGCTGGGCATGCTTGCTAGAGACATCGACAAGCTAGGTGTTGATATCCGATCGTTCAGGGTCCCGCTAACCGAATCCGTACGCACTGTGATGGTTCCCAGTATCCGTACGAACTTCGCCGTTGGTGGTCGACCCCCTTGGGAAGCGCTTGCAGAGTCAACAGTTGAGATTCGCGGCGATGAAGGACCAATCCTAGTACGTTCAGGTGCGCTGAGTAAGGTTGCTAGCCAGATCAACATCTGGTCGATCAGCCAGGTGGGTGCAACGATCAAAGACTTGCCGCAGAAGGTTTGGTATGGCAAGGTGCACCAGGCAGGCTACGCAGGCAGCGATGGCCCCACAGGAGGTGATCTACTCGAGCGTCTAGGCGAGACGAGTTTCATCGGGTCTGGTCTGACGCTGAGCGAGCTGGCAGCTGGTGCTTCTGGTCACACCGGCTCGCCTGCTATTCCTGCACGGCCCTTCATCATGTTCCAGCCAGAAGACGAGGTAGCTATCGAGGCAGTGTTTGCACGCTGGCTCGAGGAGCGCGTCGCTCGTGACTGGGCGAGGGGGATGTAATGCTCAACGGGCAGGTTACTGCAGACACCGACATCAATGCTCAATGCCAGTACATCATCGCGCTGTTTCAGTCCAACGCTACTGCCCTTGGTTTGAGCTCGGGCAGCACAGGAAACAACAGCGTGTGGTTCGGTGACCAAGTCAAGCTGCCTGATTACCCTGCTGTATGTGTCGAACCTGGCCCGCTTCGTCGAGAGTTCGACGGTGGAGGAGCTAACAGGCGTATGGCAGTCAACAACGACATCCTGATCATTGCCTACATCGGCAAGGTTCAAGATGGCGAGACCAACCAGCAGCAGGTGATTGACCTGATGAAGACTCTGGTCAGTCTACTGCACTTGCACAGTCAGGTAGGAGGAATGGGGATTCACTCCTTCGTCACCGAGCAAGATCCAGGTTACGCTACACGCGCAGGTATGCTACTCCGCGCAGCTCGCATCACGTTCAACATTCAGGGCCAAGAACAACTGCCAGCAGCAGCCAACTAGGAGGTGTAGGAATGGGCAAGCACTACGAGGTCAAGCTCGAGCAGGACAACCTAGCACCAGGCGCTGAGGTGGTTGTGCATGGACTTGGCACACTCAAGAATGGTAAGGTCGTCGAGTTCGACCAGGAGTACGTCGACTCGCATTTCCGAGTCGTGAACCAGACGAGTGAAGCCGTCTACAAGGATGGCGTACTGCATCACTACGACGAGAAGCTCGGACCAACGCTCAAGCAGGCAGCCAAGAATATGCCAGGCACAGTTACTGTCGACTTGGTTGACGATGCACCACAGGTTGAAGACAAGGTCGAAGAGCCTGCAGACACAAAGCCCACAGGACTACAGAAGAAGGAAGGTGAGAAGTAAATGACTGCAGGCATCGGTGCTGCTGGTATCCTCGGCGTAGCCTTCGAAACGACGCCGAATACATACGTCGCGCCAGCGAAGTTCATTCCGTTCCTATCAGAGACCATGGTGCGCACTGACGATCAGCAGTGGCGTCGATCGATTCGAGCAACGCCTGATAACGTTGGCGTCGTTGGTGGTAACGTCAATACTGCTGGCGACATCAATATCGAGGCGCTGGAAGACTGCATCGTCTACTTCCTTCGTGCAGCCCGTACGGCGATGGTCAAGACTGGAACGACTCCGAACTGGTCTTACGCCTTCACGCCTACAGCAACCGCTGTGCCTGCGAAGACACTGTCGATTACGATTGTTCGTAACGGCATTGTGTTCGGTTACGTTGGCTGCATTACGTCAAGCTTCAGCTTCACCGTCAGCGATGGGCTTTTGCAGGCTACGTTCTCGATGATTGGCTCGGATGAGACAACGCAGTCATTGCCATCAGCGACGTGGCCTACGACGGCGCCGTATGGTGCAGGAACCTACAACATCCAGATCCCCACATCAACTACTGTGCTGGATGCAGACACCTTCACCTTCACTGTAGACGATAGCGGTACGCCTCAGTTCCGGATGAGCACCACACGGGGCGCTCAGTATGTAGCATTCGGCGAGCGTACTGTTACGTTGACAGTCGATCGTGACTTCCTAGACAAGACGCAGTATGCAGACTTCATTGCTAACACTGCGCAGACTATTACCCTTGTGGCTACCAAGGGTGCCAACAACAGTATTACCTTCCTACTCGGTGTCGCAACTCAGACCGAGTACCCTGTGAACATCGGCTCGCAAGGCGATCTGGTGCGGACTACAACGAACTTCACGTCCTCACTCGATTCAGGCGGACTTGTGTACACGATCACGGTCGCCACACAGGAGGTCATTACGTAATAAGGGTTTCGCTGCCTGTGGTTCTTTTTGCGAAGCTGCTCGAGCGGCGAGACTTAGCTATAGACCAAGTCAGACTCACGTTTGACAAAAGGACACTCAAGGGCGAATAACTACACTACGGGAAAAGTCTCGTGGAGAATCTCTTAGAGGGAGAGAACGATGGTAGTAGCAACAGTAAACCTGCAGGATACGGAAACGATCAACCTGAAGTCACTACCTGGCGGCTACGTTACTCTTCGGCGTTTGTCGTATGGACAGATCCTCGAGCGTCGTGCCATGACTGCAGGCATGAAGGTTCGTGCTAGCAAGGGTAAGGACTTCGAGGGCGAACTCCAGACGATGAACGAGCGAGTGACTCTCTTCGAGTTCCAGAACTGTGTCGTCGATCACAATCTGACCGATGCACAGGAGAACAAGCTCGATCTGCATAACCCGCTTGGTGTCAAGTCGTTGGATCCGCGAGTCGGACAGGAAATCGAAGGCCTGTTCAATGACTTGAACAACTTCGAAGATGATGAGGACGCAGAGGGAAACTCGTCGCTCGTCTCCGACACTACTACGTCGAGGGACGAGCCGGAATAGAGAAGGACTATGAAGCCTGGGCAGCAATGGATCTCTACGAGATTTGTAGAGCGACAGGTTCGTTGCCCAGGCAGGGAGGTCTATTCGAGCAAGACGGGTACCTTGTACACCTAATGAGGTGTGCAGCGGTTGTCTACGAGGAGAGAGAGCGGATCCGTGCCACTGAGTTCGCGCGAGCTGTTTCTCGTCATCAGAGCTAGAGACGAGGCCTCACGTACACTAGCTGGGTTTGCCAGCAGTACTAGGGCTGCGCAGGACTCGATGTTTGCAGGACAGCAGAAGCTCCGCGACCTGTCAATCGAAAACGCCAAGGTCCAGCAAGATGCTGCGGAGAGGTCGTTGGCAGCTGCTACTGCGTCCGGCGATGCGATGAAGATCCAGAATGCCGAAGCGCGGCAGCAGATTGCCAACAACCGAGTCATTGCTGCTCAGCTTACCGATCAGATGGCCAAGGAGCGAGATATCGCTTCAAGGCAAGCGTTGTCCAACCGGGAAATGCAAAGCAGAGCGCACTCGTTGGCCAACGTCGGTACTACGATGGCGTTCGTCGGAGCAGTAGGTGTTGCAGCGAACATCAAGCTTATGGCAAGTGCTGCTGCATATAACAAAGAGGTGGCACTTACCAAGACACAGACCGAAGACCAAGGTGCATCGCTACAGCGCCTTGGCAATATAGGTCTGAATACGGCGAAGCGCATCTCGGCGCCGCTTGATCAGATGCAGGGCTCGCTATACGATATCTTCTCGTCGTTGGACGTCTCTGTACCGCAGAGTCAGAAGCTCCTGCAAATCTTTGCCAAGACAGCTGTTGCCGGCAACGTGAACATGACAGACTCAGGCCGAGCGACTATTGCTATCCTGAATGCATTCCATCAGCCTATTACCAAGGCAATGAGCGATGAGAACGTTATGTTCCAGTTGGTTCGTAAGGGCGTTGGAACGTATCAGCAGTTCTCGACATCAATCGGTCGCGCTATTCCTGCAGCTGCACAGGCCGGTGAGTCGTTCAAGCAGCTTGCAGGTATGATGGCATTCCTGACACGTAATGGATTGAGCACCTCGATGGCAGCTTCATCTGCTGCTCGTGCTCTTCAGGCGTTGGTGAATCCTGTGTCGATTGCCAATGCTAAGCAGTTCGGTTCAATCCTAGGTGATACTTTCAGTGATAAGACACTGACTAACCTTTATGGTAGTGTCGATGCTGCTAAGAAGCTAAGCGTCAACTTCACAGATGCTGCAGGCAACTTGAAGCCTGTACCGCAGATCATGAAGGAGCTTGCTGAAGCTACCAAGGGTATGAATGCTGTACAGCGTAACAACGTACTGACGCAGCTATTCAAGGGCGCTGGCGGAACGATTCAGGCTCGAAGGTTCTTGGATCCTGCTATTGCACAGTACAAGCAGCTCAACGCACTGACGAAGGACATGTCTGGCAACCAGGGGTTGCTAAACAAGGAATACCAGCATATGTCGAAGACACCTGCTCAGCAGTGGCAGCTATTCAAGAATAGGCTACAGGCTGTTGCTATTGAGATTGGCACCGACCTACTGCCTGTAGGCTTGAAGCTACTGGGCTGGATCGGCAAGCTTGTAGATGACTTCGACAAGCTCAATCCAAAGACGCAGAAGACGATTGCCTATGCAATCGCTGCAGCCTCTGCCTTCCTCTTACTTGTAGGTGCAGTAACAGCTCTTGCAGGTGCCTTCCTTACAGTCTACGCTGCCATAAGTGTTGGCTCGGGTGGCGGCTTAGCTGGTATGTTGAAGGGTATGGGTAGTAGCACTGGCGACGTCGAAAAGGCTGCAGGCGCTCTAGGTGATCTAGGCGATGCAGGTGGTAGTGCAGCTGATCTGCTC